TTGAGTACACGCCCAGCTGTTTGATCAGACAGGCAAGTACCGCAATTACAGTTATTGACAGCGTGTGCTTCCAGTGTATGTCTTCAATGGTCTGCCCTACTACGAAAACGCCAGCCCACACTTCAGCTGCTGTCCACAGACATCTGTAAAAGGTGTCTATCCAGAATTCCTTGTCTTTGAACATTGCTATTCTCCCAGCTTATTGTCGATTATGAATTTTCTTACTGCGTTGATGTTCTTCTTGAATGTCGCATCTACTGCGATAAAAGAGCCCTTGTTGTTTGAGCTGATCATATCGCCTGTTTCAGCGTCGATCTCGTCATAGGTATAAGTTACTCTGTCACCGCCGTTTACGTTCAGCACGATGAATGATGCGAGCTGCTTAATATTTGCCATAAAGAAGTTCCTCCTGTTCACTGATGTAGTTTTCCAATAAGTTGTCGAATTCTCCGTTGTCGGTTACATATCTGTCATCTGTATCGTCACCAGATATCTCAAGGCGTGTCAGCTCATAATCACGCTGTTTTGCTTTAAGCTCCCATGCGACTTTGAGATTAGGTGTGCCTTGAATGACAAAGTATCTCGGATTCTTTTCAGATACCCAACAGTCGCCCTGCCCTTCTTTCTGCAGGAACACCTGATACTCGACTTTTTCTGCGATGGTTTCTGTGAAGATATCGTCCAGATCCACGTAACAAACGCCGTCCTCATCGAGTTGTGCTTCACCGATATCACCGAATAAAGGTGTAGGTGTTTCGTAACAGTACAGAAGCCTGTCACCGTAGTTTGACGTAGCGACTTCTCTGTTCTTGCTTCCCGATACTGTGAAGCTGTTAGCGCACTTTACGGAACCAACAAAGTAGTGCATTGCTCCTACACTCCCGTTTCCTGCTCCACCGCCGTATCTGTAACCCACAGAACCACCGGCGTTTGGAACGAGCGCAAATTCTTTGTAACATCCGATACTCGTTGCGAGAGTTCCGTTTCGGTCTCCAGAAGGACCATACTTTGAAAGTAGAGTCGTATCATAGTACGAATACAGCTGACCGCTCTTTAGTTCGATGATGAGATTGTGCTTTGCGTTACCTACCGTCTCATATGACTGTGCCTTGATATCGTTCGGTGCAATGACGGTCGTATAAACATTATTTGTACCGCTTTCGGTTATTTCTGAATACAGACGATTGTTTTCTATCGTCCACCCGCCTATCAGACCGCTGATAGCTGTCATATATCCGTTATCGTTTACAGAGAAGTTACCACCGCCGAGAGTGATAGAACCCTTCGTCATGGTGAGTACGCCTGTTTCAAGGTTCCAATTCGTATTGCCTAAAAGATCAGCAATAACACCCGCTCTGATAACATTCGCATTGAGCGTACCTGCTGTGATGAAGTCGGCAACGAACGCCCCGTCTATTGTCCACGCGGATCTGAATGGCCCGTCATAGCCGTTCGACGAAAATGCGATGCCGTTTTTGTTCATGCGTATCATCTGAACAGATGTCGCAATGTCAGGCTGATCCATGATCAGAATCTCTTCGGGTTCGCCGTTCGCGTTCGGCTTCATGTAAACGTAACCGCCAAGACCACCACGTATAAGCTCTGTTGCCTGTGCGAGTGCGGTTTCCATCATTGACATGGTAGGCACTTCTGCAAGCTGTGCTTCAACGGCACCGACTACAGCCTGTGCGAGTGTCGTTGACGGCTCACCGAGTTCCATCTCGTCGTATCTGTCAGCGAGTACGTTATAGACCACCTTGATGACCTTCGCCCTGTACCCATCTATACCGAGTGCTCCGTAGTGGACTGTTACCGTGTCGCAAAGTCTTACACGCTGGAGCGGTACATATTCTTCGAACTCTTCCGTCTGCCATAGCTGAACAAAATTGACTGTGAAGTTTTCCTTCGGGGCTGTTGTGTTGTCCTTTTCCATGAAGTCAACGGCAGCATCACGAAGCTCTTCCACTGTCGGCTTCTCTTGGAAGTGCGAGGACATATCATAAGGGATTATCCTGTCCCTGCCGTCGTGTGATGCGTATTCCGAATACACGACAAGCTCTGGGAGCATTACAAGCTCTTCTGCCTGTTCGCCCGGTTCTTCCTCATCGCCACCGCCCATACTTGTACCAAGCCAGTACGGGACTATGCCGTTATATGAGTTGGAGTAGTCAACATCGTGTGAGAAGTCGACAAGGTTCTTGCCGTAACGTATCTGTACGGAAGTATCTGTTCCCCTGTGCAGATACAGCTTGACTGTGAACTTATCGAACTCATACTCGCCCGTGCCGTATACATCGAGAACGGAGTTCTCTTCACCGCCGAGCATCGGACGAATGGCTTTAGGTGCAGGAAGAGTATAATCACCTGACGCTGTTTTGTTCGTCCAGAACTCAAAAGGATTCGTTCCGATCGACTGGCTTTTGATGTGCATAAAAGTATCAGCCACAGACCCTGCGGTGAACGGCTTGACCGTTATAGTGCTCAGTCTGTAGCTGATATGGTGTGCGTAAAAGGTCACGATCCCGTCTATAGGTTCCGTGTGCCTGTATATATCGAATGGCTGTATCGTCTGCGTATCGTCATGAGTACAGGCGATTATACGACCGTCCTTTATGTCGGAATAATGTATTCCTGTTATAGGATAGTCGAACTCGCACTCAAACAGTCCGTTACGTTCTTCTGTGACGATACACCTTATACAGTCAGAAAGCCTTCCGATACCATTCGATTTGAACTGTGTTTCGTTGCTTTCATATAGTATTGGTATCATATTTTCCACCACCTCGGAGTCACTGTTACCGCTGTTATACCGTCACCAAGTATGAGTCCCGTCTTGCCAGCGTCAAGTACAGGAAAGTCGATAGAACTGATACTGATATCGCTGTTCTTTGACGTATACCCGTCATAGGCTTCCATCGTCTCGCAGTCGATTACAGTATGAGAAGAACCGCCGATAGTTATAGCTACGTTTCCGATGTACAGAGTTCCGTTTCCTGTTACCTCGATAACAGGCTTTGACGGGAACTGTGTAGGATTTTCTATGATGTTCGGATTGTCCATGTACTTCAGCGACAGCTGATGACCACCGGCTGTGAAAGTGTTGATTCCGTCGTATAACAGGAAAGTGGACTTTTCGACATTATAGTCTAACGGTGATGTATTCTCTCCCGCTATGTTCAGCACGTCGGGCAAGTACGCCAAAAGGCCACTTACAGAAACTTCGGTCAAGCGAGAATTCAATATTCGAAGCATCAGTCTGTTCGTTACTGTATTGTCGCTATAATTAGCAATACCTTCTATGTTCACATTGCTTTCAAGTTCAGCTGAACTGTACGAAGTAAACATTCCAGACACGATAGTATCTTTTGCGATCCGATGGCTGCTGGGTGCTAAAAACAGACTGGTCTGCGTATCCGTAGACGAAAGCCTCCAACTCAAATTACTCGGAACAACAGAATAGACTTTGTACTTATTCGTATAAGCCCCCGTCACATACTCAAGCTCACCGCCGTAATTATCAGCTACTTCTCCGAGATCAACAGAATGTGAAGCTGTTATACCGTCACAAGTCTGCAGAAGATGTGTCTCTGTCTGCTCGACGAATGTACCTTGATTGGTGTACGGTGTGTAACCAGGATTACCGCTGACTTGCTTGTAGACCCAGAACTTTACTTCCCCTGTTTCAACATAGTTCTTATACTGGTTGACTTGTATGAGGTACTTATAATTAGAACTTACCCAGAAAGAATTGTTTGCGCCGTGTGCTTCCATTGCACTACTTCCGTCTGCGGGACCAGCATATATGACCACATTCGAACTTGTAGAACGAAGCATATAATTACCATATGAGGGAAAATACCTTGCGTCAGGATTATCCACATTAAGGTTTTCTGGGAGAATTAATCGCGCGGTGTCTGTATTAATCGTTCCTGTTATGTTGACCGTGTTATCGTCAACCCAAGTAAACGTGACAGTATCACGTGTCACCGTCTTTGCGGTCTTAAACGATGCAGGTAACGCTGCTACGCTGTTGAGATTTGTTCCCGGCGCCCACGTAGAACCATAACCGTTCTCATCTATCTCAAGCGGTATAGTTTCCTTCAGCTCCGTAATGACCTTCTTATTTTCCCCTGCATTATCAACTGATACAGAATTACCCGTAGCTGTCGTTACTTCGCCTGTAGGCGATTTAGGATAACTGATCGGTACTTCGCCTTCAAGCAGAAATCTCTGTGGCTTACAGTCGAACACAAGATCAAACTCACCCGCTCTGTTATACTGTACTGGCTTCGTTTCAAGACCTTCTCTGTATATCGCAAGTCTGTACTCATCAGGGTGATAAGTGTCTGTCAGACGTTTATATCCCTTCTTTGACAGCAGAGCGTTTCTTAAATCAGATATCTTTCTTCTGAAGTCTGCTCCTGCGCTCGTAAATATGAACGCAGGATACTTCAGTTCGTAATTCTCAAAACGCCCCTCATCGAGTGCTATCTGTCCGTTTCTGCCCGGTATGTTCTGCATCGTGTAGACTCTTTCGGGTGCGTTGAATGTTCCCTCACCCGCTATATATGTATCGAGGTCAGAACTCTTCTCACCGTCGAAAACAAAATAATTGTTTAAGTCCATGCTGCCTCCTTCTGCTTCTGAAGCGTTACAAGTCTGCGTTCAACAGCTGCAGCCAGTGCGTTGACGTCCATTCCCGGTGATGCGTAAACGTTTATAGTCACGCCACGTGTAGCGTCTGTCGCAGCTTCTGCGATCCTGTCCATCTTGTCCCAGAACTTGTCGAGCGGTATAACACCTTCAGGACCCGCTTCTCCGACGCCTACACCGCCTGTGAATACAGTTGGTGAGTCGAAGATACCGCCTTCTTTGTACCAGCTTACGCTTATTCTCGGTACTGATGGCGGAACGAGTGACAACTTACCGCTGACTTTGAAGTGCGGGAGTTTTATCTTCGGGAGTTTCAGCTTTGCACCGTTTATGATCGACTTGATCTTATTGATGCCAGAACGTACAAGGTTTACTGCAGTCTGTATAGGCGTTACGATAGCCGTCTTGATGGTGTTCCACGCAGTCCTCACGTGCGATGTTATCGCATTCCAAGCTGCGCTCAACTGTGCCTTGAGTGCGTTTATAGGTGTCATGACAGCTGTCTTTATCTGATTCCACAGAGTGACCGCTGTAGTCTTGACGCTGTTCCACGCATCGGTTATCGACTGCTTTATGCCTTCAAATTTTGCCTTGATAGCGTCCCACAGTTCCTGTGCTTTTGCCTTTATCTCATCCCAGTGCTTATAGATCATTACCGCCACAACACCTATGACGGCAGCCACACCGAGAAATGCAGCTCCTGCAGCTCCGATTATTCCGATAACTGTAGTAACGACAGGAACTATAGCACCTATAACACCTATCACCGTATTGACCGCACTTATGACCATTCCGATACCCGACACTATCTTGCCGACTATCAGAAGCGCAGGACCGATAGCAGCCACAATAAGTGCTATGGTAGCTATTACCTGTTGAGTCGCTGGACTCAAATTATTGAACCAGTCAAGCAACTTCTGTATGGCACCTATGACCTTTGAAAGCGCAGGAGCAAGAGCCTGTCCGAATGACGTAGCTGCTACATCAAGAGAAGATTTCAGCTTTTCTATTGAACCGCCGAAACCGCTCATCATAGCGTCAGCCATTCGCTGTGTAGTCCCCATTTCACGAAGTGATGCGTTCAGATTCTGTACTTCGCCCGGTGCTGTGTTGATAAGAGCGAGCCAGTTGGACATCTGATTCTTTCCGAATATCGCACTTGCAGCTGCTATCTGCTCTGATTCAGACAGTCCTGCGAAAGAATCATGCAGTTCTCTTTGCAGAGTTACTGTGTCTTTCATATTGC